AATTTTATTCATCGTGAATTAAAATAGTTCCAATAGTTCCAGTCGTTTCAAATTTAGTGTTACAGAACTTTAGTTCGCCATTTGAAACCTCCCAAAATTTCCATCGGTCTTTAGACAGGAAATTCTCATCTGGATTCGTATTCATAAATACCCAGATGTTCGGGCAATCAAAATACTCTTCTCTAAACCCGTAACGGTCATCGTAAGCATAACCGTTCTTGATTGTCTCGATAGCGCTCCAAAATGAAGCACAAGCAACGCGATTCATGGAGCGAGGAAAGTCAACTAAATATAACTTAGACTTAGGCGTGTCCATAACCATTCGCATATAGTCCTTATAAGATTCCATCATAGGTAAAGAGCGCGCCAGACCGCGTGCTCCAGCGTATGTACTTAATGTTGATTTACCAATATTGCCTTTAGGGCATATAATACAGTTTATCGTCCGTGTGTCCCAGTTATGTCTGTCTTCTAAGATTTGGACTTGCCATGGATATAAAGTGATATTTCTTACTTGTTTCGGGATGTAGAGGTCTCTGTCAGACCATGGACCAGCAGTTCGTGTGTCTTCTTTAATACAATAAAACTCGTTATCTTCGTTCTCGTTAGAGGTCGGAGTCCAATGCTCTCCATATCCCAATACAGCACCCTTGCGTGCCTTAACTTTAAGTGATACTCGACCCTGGTAATGTTCGTATCCACTTATTCCTTTTTCTTGTTGAAAAATCCACTTCTTACAATGAATCTTAAGCTTGTCCTTAAGAACTTCAAGGTTATCCACCTTATCCACTGATATTGTAAAGTCCCAAACACAGATGTTACTTCGTTGTGCCATTTCATTTATAATATATAAATAGAAAATAATCTTTAAATTAAAACGCGTTTAATTTTATAAAAAAAAATCTTTTGTAATAATAATATAAAAAGATGCCAGGCCAGTCGTTTAGAAACGCTAAACTTTATAAGAAATCGGCCGTTAAATCACCACGTGCTAAGAAGGTGATGTCAGCTCGCAGAACCAAGCCTACTCTGGTTCAGAGAGTCCAAAGGATTATATCTCAAAACGTAGAGAATAAGTTTACTGATTCTATTACTCAGGTCAGACCGATTATGACTGTTACGGAAGAACCGGGAGAACCTAATTATTTTCAGTATTTTACATGGGCACCAGGTGGTAATGCTGTCGGTGCGCAGATGTTTGACTTGACACAAGGAACAGCGCAGAACCAGCGTGTTGGAAACACAATTAAACTCAAAAGGTGGGTAATCAAGGGATTAATCCAACCTAACATAGACGGCCTTGCCGACCCATTAACAGCAACAGAGAACAGTTATATCGGTTATGTTGATGTGTTTTTTGGCAGATTATTGAATAATAATACCGCGATAGACGGCCAATTGATTGATTTATATCAAGCAGGTAACGGAGCAATTACACCTAATGCGACGGCAGGTACAATCCTATATCCTATCAATAAAGATAAATACAAGATTTATTGGAGGAAAAGATTCAAGATGGGTAATTCGTTTTCAGTCGGATTCCCAGCAGCACCTCAAACTACGAATAATGACTTTAGTCTTGCCCGAACTTTCGGGTTCGATGTCACAAAATATATTCTTAAGAATAAACATATAAAATATGAGGATGGTGATACCACTCCGAATGATGATATGATAGAAAATCTTACAGTTTTCGCAACTTTCTATCCTGTGGTAGGAAATGTTCCAGTTAATGATTTACGCAGAGCTGAATCGTTTTATGCCCTGAATGTTCAGAGTTACGCGGAATATGAAGATGCTTAAGCGCAAGGATCTAAGCACGAAGTGCGTGACCCGAAGCGCGGGATTACTAAAAATCTATAAAAAAGTTATAATGTCGGATTACGATAAAATCCCAAATTATATCTTAAACATTCTCAACAATGTTGGAGCGTAGCGACCCCCTTATCTCAATTTTATTCATCGTGAATTAAAATAGTTCCAATAGTTCCAGTCGTTTCAAATTTAGTGTTACAGAACTTTAGTTCGCCATTTGAAACCTCCCAAAATTTCCATCGGTCTTTAGACAGGAA